CTCAGCGACCGCGTCTGCTTCTGTTTTGTGTTCCATGATTATTGGTTGATTGCTTCGTCTTTGTCGTCTTCGAGTTGTTCGCTATGTCCGCCGTCATCGACGGTGAAACTTAATTCCGATTGGCCAGGATCGGTCCGCGACAGGATGCCGTTTTTGTCGGCGAACCAGATCGAGAGTTCGCGCTCCTGCTTGGGGTCTTTCTGGGCGACGTCATCCTCGACCACGAGAGTCGAGCTGCCGCGCTTGGCCGGTTTGACCTTGATCGTGTAGGTCATCGACCCGCCTTTGCCGGTCTGCGTGACCTTCTGGACTAAGGAACAAAGCGCCTCATCGAGCTCCTCAAGGGAGTGGCCGCGTTGAAGACTTTGGGCGACGGCGAGAAACCCGCCGTTTTGTTTTTCTGTTTTACTCATGATATGATCAGTTCGGTGGTTGGGTCTTGGTGGGTGATCGATCCGAAGATTCGCTTGAATTCACTCTGGCCGCTGACATTCTTTTTGGAGGTTTTGGGGATTTTGAAGAAAGCAGCGAGCTGCTTCTCGATTTCGGTAGGTGAAAGACGGATACATTCATAGCATTCCTCGGAGGGAAAGATTTCAACCAGCTTCTGCCAACCCGGTTCGGATTCGATCCGCCTTTGGCCGTTGCGGTCAGCCAGTATGATCCTCGAGCCGTCACGCTCAAGGATTAAAGGTTCGTTGCCGATCTGCTCCTTGAGTAATTTTGCGGCCTTATCCATCAGGCCCGCGAGCATTCGACGGTCTACTGTCCATTCTCCGAGTTGCTGGAGGTCGGGCTGCTGCTGGATTGCGGCGATATGGTCTTTGGTCAGTGTGAGTTTCATTTCTTGGACGTGGGCGTTGACGGCCGGACATTGGAAGGTGTTGGCTACCGGGCAATAGCGGCAGTATTTCCAGCCGGTTTGCAGGAGGCTGGGGTTGTCGAGTGCTTCTTCTAACTTTCCGGTCAGAAACGGTACGGCTTGTTCGAGTCGATCTCCCTCCAGCATCACCGTGCTGACCCTCTCATATCCCAAGTCGGGCATGGCCAGAGGCTGGATAATCGAATAGATGATTTTCTTTAAGGACGGGTAGGCGCGTTTGACTTGGACGAGGTAACCTAGGATTTGCCAGTTTGCCCCGGCTTCGTCGACGGGGACACGGCCCCTTTTGAGATCGACGGCGACGGCAGTTTCGATATCCGGCGAGACGGCCAGCGCATCTTGGTGGCCGGTGAGTATGAATCTTCCGTAGTCGTAAGCCAGTTCGTTTTCGACTTCGATCGCCCAATCACCCGGGACTTGATCCAGGAATTCTTCCAGATAGAAATCAACCACCCAGTTATCAATCGAATCAGGCTCATAGTGTTTGGGGAATTTGATCAGCGTTGGCGTGGTGGCACCATGTTCCTCGATCAATCTTCGAGCGGCTTGAGCATGGCACCAATTGCCCTGGGTCGACGCTTCGGAGTCCTCGTCGGTGTCGACCACCAGAGGAATCAGGGTAAAGCTCGCTGGACAGTTGATGATCTGGTCCAGCGAGCTGCATCGTAGGCGTGGCTTTGGCACTAGAAGTTCTCCAGAACTTTCTGGATGATCCAGGTGTCCTTCCGGTTCACGTCTTCATTGATCTGCAGGGAGTGCTCAGCGCCGTCGCCAACCCAAACCCCGTCCTCTTTGGTAAAACCCTCCTGGATCTCTTTGGCCTGATCCTTGCCGACGTAGTAGGCTTTGCCCTCGAATTCACCAGCAAGCTCACAGGCCATAACGATACCTGCCTTCTTGCTCGTGCCAGCGATTGCTTCAATCCGGTAACCGAGCTGATCGGAGGTCGTGGTAATGTCTTTGAGCGCTGTTATCTGACACAGGTAGACATCATTGTCATCATCGGATTCTTCCGGTTTGGCAGGAGGATCCGTCTTCGCAGGGGCAGGTGGCGCTGGTTCTTCGCCTGTCTTGGCCTTGGCTTCCTCCTCGGCTTTATCGGCGGCAATCTGGGCATTCGTGCGCCGACCACGCCTTCGCTTCGGCTTGGCTTCCTCCTTGGCTTCCTCCTTCGGTTTCTCAGCCTCGGTTTTCGGTGCGTCGTCGACTAATTCTCCCTCGACAATCGCAGCCGCACCTTTCTTTTCCTTGTCCGGTATCGCGGCCCGAGTCGCTCCAGGTTCGGTGACGTTCTTTGCCTTATCAACCGTCTGTTCCGGCGTGTCATCGAATCGCTCGTCAGGAGTGTAAACCCCCATTACCAGTTCGGGACAGTAGCGTCTCGCCCAGACTCGTGCGCCCGCATAGGCCAACTGCTGGTCGGCCTGACGATCCCACAATGCCTTGTTCTGGCTCCCGTCGCGTCCAGACTGAAAGTCCAGCTCGATCTCAACCGCTTCGGTTTCATCCCGAAATATGGCGCTAACTACGACCTTTCGATTCGGTCCGGTCCCGGTGTATTTGTATCGCAGCCGCCCGCGTATGGGCGCACGGGTGTTGATCAAAGCGGCGACGAGCTGCCCTTCATACATCAGTTTGCCGTGGATGGCGGAGGTCTTGTCGGCCACCGCGAAAGGGTCCATACCCCATCGTCCGGCCTGCATAACGACTCTCAGACAGTCGGCCGGACTCTCTTTAAGATGCACCGGCACGAGCTTGGCCCGCGCCATTTGCTCGGCAAAAGCCAATGCCTGGTCCATCGTGGTGGGAACGAGGGAGACAACCCCCCCCGTATTGTATACTTCTATTGCGTTTTCAGTCATGGTTGTTTGGGTTGATCTTCATTAAGAGCCGGGTCCATCAACTGGTCGAGATCGGCCCGAGTGAAGTAGTAATGGCCCCGGATTATCCGAGGCTGGATTCCAGCGAGCTTTATCTCCCTTCGCGCGGTGTCTTTGCCCATCGACAGGTACTTCGCGGCAGCCGATAAGCCCTTGATATAGGTTGGGTTTTCGCTCATTTGAGAGCTAAAACAACCGGGGCAACCCTGGAGAGCAAGCAGAAAATGGGCGAATAATGACGAAAATGGTGGAAAGTTTGACAGGGAAAGTGAGTTCTGAGACGAAACACCCAATCCATGACTCGATCCAACTTCGTTAAGTTATTGGGAGCCGCGCTCTTAGCTCCGGTCGCGGCCGCCAAAGCATTTGCTGCGAAGCGTTATGACTGGATTTTTGTTCGGCGACGCGTTCGCTACACCTCGGCGGAATACGAGGAGGCGGTTCGCCAGGTTCGCCAGGGCGAGTGGTCCGTGCAAATAGATCCTAACCGTGCCCTCTATCTGGAGAGTTTTGATTCCCATGCCTACCGCCGCTGATTACCGCGAAGTTGCCAAGTTGATGGTCAAGTACAACGGCAACCGGGCCGCTGCAGCGCACGAACTGGGTTGGTCGGTTGTTCAACTCAAACATTATATCGTGGGAAACCCGGATCTCAAAAAGATCTGGCAGGACCCGATCGCCCCTCTCAACGGAACAGCCGGCCGCTCGCGCGAATATGTCGATAAAGCCAAGCGGGCTGCCGAGGAAATGGACTTCGAGGATCCCCCTCCATCGGATGAGGAGCTGGAGGCGCAGAGACGTCTGGAGGCCGTGGAAGGCGAGGAGAAGCTGGTGGTCGCCGGGGACTGGCAGCATCTCGGGATAACCGACCCCAAGCAGATCGAGATGTTGAGCGGATTCGAAACCTTCCTCGGCAAGAAGATCACCTCGATTCTGGACTTTATCTACGGCGGTATGGTCTTTACCTTCACCCGTGGCGCGGTGTTTCTGAAAGAAGTTTCGACCGAACTGGAAGGGATGGAGAAACTCAGGTCCGATGACCCGAAAAAGAAAGCCGCCCATAACCGGTTCATGGACCTGGCCAAGCTCATGAAAAGCATTTCGACCGAGGCTCATCAGGCTGCCTATACCCGCTTGCTGGCCCAGCAGAAGGCCGGAGAGATGGATCGAAAGAAAGGCTCGCGGGGCAAGCCGGGGTTCTCCCAGGCAAAACCGATTTCGAAATGAACCTCACCCACGAAGAAATCCTCAAGGCCATCAGCCCTCTCCTGGAGGAGTTTTTTGACGATTTCATCGTGGTGGGTGTCCGACTGGATGATACCGAACAGGTAGCATGCTGCGAAAAAGGGGAAAACCCTGACGTCCGACGGATTGCCGCTGGAATCTGCTCGGGGACTATTCGCCTGGATCGCTCATGAGGAAGGGTGACGTCGACAGGTTCGCCGAGGCTTTGGCCTTGGAGGAGGCGCAATCGGAACCGATCCCGGAGCCGAGGCATAAACCGCGAAAGCCCCGGGTCAAAGGGTGGTGGCCGAAACAATGCCAGACTAAATCCGGCCGCAAGATTTTCAACACGATTACCAAATACAACCTTGCGCACGGAGAGAGGGGTTCTGGAAAAACGATGGACGTTTTGGGCCGAATGGTGCGTCACTGTTATGAGAACGACAACGCCCTGGCCGTAGTGGTGACGCTGACTCGATCATCCGCGACACTGGGCGGAGCATGGGAAAAGCTCCTTAGTATGATCCTGCCTGAGTGGGTGGAGGGAATCGGCCTCGAGGGCGACGGTAACCAGGGCCGGATTCAGGAACGCCGGGATGATTCTCAAAACCGCTACGTGTGGATCGGCAATAAGCACGGCGGCTGGTCTCGTATCGTTATGCGCTCGATGCTCCATGGCGAGCAGATTCAGGGGCGGATCAAGGGCATGGAGTTCTCCTTCTTTTTCTTCGATGAGCTGACGGAAACCGACTCCGAGGAGTACTTTATCCAACCGCTTCAGCAGCTCCGGCGCCAGGTCAATGAGCTTCAGTTCTGGGGCGCCTGCAATCCCTCTGATGACGGGGAGGACCACTGGGTTTACAAGCGATGGTTCGTCAAAAAGAATCAGGCCGACCCGAAGCAGTACGCGACCATCCATGTTCCGATGCACGAAAACATCTTCATGGCCAACCGCGACGAGTACATCGAGCAGGTCAAGGAAGCGTGTAAATCCGACCCGACCGCCTACGACCGGCTGATTCGCGGTCTCTGGGTCAAGCGGCCTCGCGGCAAGGGGTTGCTCGCCCCTTACTTCAGCCGTGCCACCCACGTTCTGGGACGGCGCAAGGCCAGGGTCGGCATCCTTCCGTCCACCCGCTGGCCGATTATCCAGATGGGATATGACCTTGGCCCCGCTAATTCGTGCATCACTTTCGAGCAGAACCCGCCCACCAACGATATCCCTTTGTGGTCGATCTTCGATGAGATCATCCATATTCAGGCGGTCGACGGCAAGAATACCCCATGGCATATCATCGCCATTGAGATGCTCAAGAAGATGAATTTCTGGTGTAAGGTGATGGGTAAGAACTTCGTCTTCCAACACCTCTCCGATAGCGACGCCTTCACCAAAAAGAACACCGATGGGTCGATTTCCGGACGACAGCTCGAGCGAACGCTGCGCCGGATGCTTGATGAAAGGGCCGACAGCTACCCGCACCTGAAGCATCTCGGCAAGCGATTCAAGATCCAGGGAGTGCCCAAACCGCAGGGCAGCGTGGCCGGCCGGGTCAATATCGTCATCGCCAAGCTGATGAACAACGAACTGAAGTTTTCGGACCTGTGTCCCTTCCATATCGAGATGGTCGAACGGCTCGAACAGGCCCCGAACAAGGACAGCCTGCACCCGCTCAAGACGGTGCGCGGCCATATCCATGTCTTCGACTCCATGAGCTACCCGATGTACCATGCTGAGATGGGTGGTCGGCTTCTCAACTCCCCCGAGGTAGGGGAGATCACGTCGGATTATCTTGAAATGGGATGATCTTAGCGCATAAAAGCGATAACGAAGGGAAAGTAACCATGAAAGCAAAACTTGAGATCCCGCTGGATGAAGACGCTCTCAAAGAGCATTTTAAGAATCGAGAACCCGGCGATGTGCTGGAGTTTACGATGACCGTATCAATGGCTGATCTGCTCGAAGTGACCGAGGACAAGGCGGTCCTGGAGTTAGATGAGATCATTTTTGACAAGTTCGAAGTCGTCGAAGTTGAGGAGGAGGAGGACGAAGAAGATGAACCCATTGCCTTCGCCGACATCGGGCAGGCAACCAACACCGCGCTGCCGTCATGAAGTCATTAGGTTATACCATCGGGGAGGAAATGTGCTGCCCGGAACCTGCCGCCTCAACTGAAAAGGACGAGACGCATTACCCCACCATTTACATCCACGAGAAGGAAGTGGCGGCTGCGCTCGAACTCGAGGACATGGAGGTGGGGGACGAATTCACAGCCACGATTCGGTTTCGCGTTCTAAGCAAGGGCGTGGATGAATCAGAAGACCATAAAAGCATCAATGCACAACTATGCCTGAAAGCGGTCGATGATATCACAGTTGACAGCAAAGAAGCCGACAGCTTCACCTCGGCGCTCCACGCGGCGGGGAAAAATTACTGACGAGCTGATTGATTACGCCAAGCGCGCCCTCCCTCCCATCAAGAAGGAGGGAATTACGCGCTTGCCGACCTCGGCCAATGTTGCGGACCGTGATTTCGCAACCGCCTTTATCGCGCTTTGTCATGAGTCCTCAAAGACGATTCTGGTCCGTCCGGTCTATGAAAGTAAAAGTTCGGTGGTTGCCGTTTTGTATATGGGGGCCCATTGCCAGGGGCTTTGGGCGACCGGCCGGCGAGGCCAGCATGGGTCTCGCAACCTCAACGATATTTTAGAGAAAACCGAGTTGGTGGTCTATAAACAACCATGGCGAACGTGGGAATCGTGGCCGTTTTTCAGTGCCGATCTGCCGATGAAACACTTCGAAGCCGCCTACGAAGGAGCCGTTGCGCACCGGTGTGTTCCCAGATTGGGGCCTAATTCTGCCTTTACCCCTCCGGGAAGCCAGGAAACCCCGTTTACGGAAATGCTGCATGAGATGCGATGGGAGCGGGTTAATCGCAGGAGGATGAGCGCTGACCGGGTTGACAAGATCAAGGAGGCGATGGGCCTGACTTCATATGAGCTAAGTGTCCTGATCGGCTGCCCGTGGGATAAGTGGTTTATGTGGATCAACACCTGCGCCAGCTATGACCTGGAGAGCTCGGCCAAATTATGGCTGGCGACTCTTGAAAATCACATTGCCCAAGCCAACGGGCAGAAACCTGAGCCTCTATTTTACCCCGCAGGATTTGCGCCATGATTGACTACGACATACTCGATAAGGACTTCGAGACGAGCAACGCTCGCCTTCGGCAGATCTGCACCAATCACGACGCTGCCACCCCTGACGGCAAAGTCCACAAGAAGCTCAGTAAAATCCTTGGGGAACGGATTCAGGAGGGGGTCAACTGGTCGCTACAGCAAGCCCACTTCTACGCGGCGGCTGATCTGATGTGGGACGGGGTTCCGATCCTTCCCGAGAACATCCCGTTAATCCAGTACGCCCAAGGGCGCATCAAGGAATCAGTAGCGATCACCCAGCTGGAGAAGCTCAACTGCGCCGATAATTTCATTGAAACCAAGAAATGCCAGGTCGATGGCAAGGAGCAGGAGGTCAAGTCCCTCAATTACCAGAAGTTTGTCGAGGTCTGTGTCGGCCTGGGCCGCTCCTATTTGAGTCGGCGCCTTTTCGCCCAGCAGAATAAATACGACAGCCAGTACCCATGGTTGCCCTACGAGAGCCGCCATCGTAATTCGGTAGGTAAGCTGCGGGCCGAGGCGATGGGCGAATACGCTCAGATTATGGTCGACAGCTACGGTTACAAGGACGTTCAGGAGCAGTTCACCCGCGACATGCTCATGTACACCACGGTGCCGGTCTTTCCTGAGTGCGCCTGGGACGAGGAAAGCCAGGTTCGCTATTCGAGCGAGAAAGAAAAGAACATCACGAAGATCGTCCGCGAGGGTGTTCCCATGACCGTCGTTCACCCGTCGCGCTGGTTCTATGACCGGACCTATGCCCCCCGCACGCTCAACACTGATACCGGCTGCGAGTGGACCGGACACTGGGATATCCGAAAATTCGGAGAGATCCACCTCGATGACAAACTCTGGAACAAGGATCGAATCAAGTATTCGGCCGCGCTAGGCAAAACCTACCAGGGATTTGCCAACTATCTGGACATGGTTTTCGCTTCCGACCCGATCAGTATTGCCCCTCCCAAGGCAAGGGCCGGTCTCGGTGACGTGCCTTTGGCAACTGCCAATGACCGTTCGGCGATGAGTTCTTTCTACGCGCAAAACGACCATGACACGAGTGTCTTTCTGACGGACATCCGCATGAAGTTAGTCCCCCGCAAATGGGGATTGGGCAAATACCCGCACCCGGTCTGGATCCGATTCCTTGTCGGGAGCGACGACACCATCTTGTTCGCTGAGATTTTGCCTTCGCGCCCCTGTTTCACGGTCTCCTTCAACGCCAAGGATTCCCGCCTGCTCAATCAGTCGCAGATGCACGAAATGATGCCGTGGCAGGACCAGCTTTCCAACCTGATCAGTCAGTCGATAATGGTCATGAAGCATTCGCTTCTTCGGATCATCCTGCTCAACACGGAAGTCCTCGATGATGATACCATCGAAAAGATTAAAGCGGATCTCACCAGTGATACTTACTACGTCAGCCCACACCTTCTGCCCTATTCCGCTCAACGATTCGATGAGCTGGGGATTGATATAAGGACCGGGATCGTCACGATCGTCAGCGACACCCGGCAGCTCGATGAGTACTTAAACAACTCCTTCAAGGCTATGGCCAATATGCTCGGCCTGATGGAGCGCCTCATGATGCTCTCCCCGCAGGAACAGGGGCAGCCTGCCCCCCGGGAGATCACGGCCACTGAATCGGCCATGCTGGAGGCGACGACCACGGCGGTCTATGCCTCGATCAGCTCTGCGATCGAGAAGGGGCGCAGTGCCTGGAAGCGTATCATTTACGAGTCCGCCCAGGCCAAGGCGTCCAACACAATCTTCCTGCCCGTCGCCCAGACCTACACCAGAGAAACGATCGAAAAAGCCGGCTTCGAGGTTGTCGATGAGGAAGAATTCGACAAGAACACGGCTGTTTCCAGGCACCGCACCTTCTCAATCACGGGCACCAAGGACAAGCTCGAGCATGATTACCTGTTCACCTCTCGTGACGCCAATGATCGACCGACCAATAGCCAGCACGCCAATACCCTGATCTCCCTGCTCGGGCAGGTTCTGCCAATGATCGGGCCGGAAGCGATCGGCAAGGAACGTATCTTCGAGATCATCAATGAGATTTTCCGTCTGACCGGTGCGTATTCACTCAAGCTCGAAACAGCCGAAGGTGAAAACGAAGCCATCAACCCTGAGACGCAGGATATGGTCAAGCAGCTCGTCGAGCAGCTCGTCCCGATGATGCAGCAAATCGCCACCACCCAGGCGGAAAACAAACAAGGGATTCAAGAACTCGGAGATCTGCTGGTGCAAATCGCCAACCAGCTCTCTCCTGAAGAACAACAACCACCACAGACCTGATGCCATCACCAAAACCAGCAACCACATCATTCCGCGAAAACCTCGGCCGCCACCTATTTAATGCAGAAACCCTGAAGACATTTGTCGGCCTGCCTGAAGACCCTGAAGATCCACCTGAAGATCCGCCCGAAGATCCGCCTGTCGTAGAAGATCCACCCGAAGTCATCGATGAAGATCGATCCCGACAGAGCGTAGGCGACCCCCTTACCTTGGCTGAAAAGGTCGAGCGGGCAAAGGCCGACATCAAAGCCAGGGGCGACAAGCCGGTCGATGACCCGAAGAAAGTCGAGGACGACGAGGACGACGACGACAACCTTGAGAAAAAGCCGAAGGCGGGAGATTCTCCAGTTGATGAGAAGCCCAAGGTCAGGCGAAAAGTTAAGAGCGACCCGCTTCCAAGGGCTCCGGAGCTCGACGACAAACCTGATCCCAAGCCGACGCGGACTCCCGCAGAAGTGAAGTCATGGGACGACCAGCTTGGATTTGAGATAGATGAGGACACCGAAGATTACCTTGAGACGGTTCGATACGCCGAGCAGACGGACGACCGTTACAAGGACGCGGTGGCCAAGGAAGTCAGGCGGCTGAAAAAGGTTCGCAAATGGATCGCCGATTGGGAGCAGAAGAACGAAGACGGTGAACACCTCGATCCCAATGACCCGGAATACCGCACGTTCCTGGCCGAGAATCCACCCGTGATGACGGGCCGCGAGCAGCGCAAAGTTGACCGGGCGAGAATCATTGAGGAGGCCGAGCAGAAGGCAGAGAAGAAGGCTGACGAAAAGATGAACCGGATGCGCCGGGATCTCGACGAGGTAAAGATCCGCCCGGAGATCGAGAAGCGGACCAAGGTGTTCCGAGATACAGTCATCGACGACCTGCCCGAAAACCTTCAGGAAGCTGCGAAAAAGGGAACGCTTCTGGATGACAGCCCGTTCATGGGTGAAATTGTCGAGGAGAGCCTGAAGTCCATCGAGAAGGCGGCGTCCGCATTTCTCGAACTTGAGAATGGGGTGATTGATTACGACAAAGCAAACCCCTACCATAACTGGGTCGCGGACAAAATCAGTGACTCATGCGCCTACTTTGCCGAACACGGCGGATCCAACCGGGTGCAGGGAGGCAAGCAGTTCCTGTCCCGAGTGGAATATTCCCAGCTCTTGCGCAAGAACCCTGATGCCGCCCGGGATAAATACTGGACCTTCGACCAGGAGCAGATTCTTGAACTCATCAGAGGCGGGTTTAAGGCAACCTTGGATGAAAAGCTGACGAAAATTCAGGAGAAACTCGACAAGGCAGGCTATAAGCTGGAGAAAAAGAAACCCGGGACTAGTCCAGATGGTCGAGTAAAGGAGCCGGTAACGCCACCGGATAAGAAGAATGAAGCCAGTCCGCGTGTCGGTTCACGTCCGGGCAGTATCGAAACCCCGCCTCCGAAGAAGAAAACTTTCCTTGACAAACATCTGATGACTTCCCAGCGATAGGCTGTTTCATTCTTTATTCATTGGTCCTACGGGCCTCCCTCTAGCGGGGAGGCTCGTTTTTTTGGCCGAGTGAAAATCGTTTGTAAAAAAGTGGGCCGAAAATAGGGTATTTCTTCCCTGTTACCGCGGGTTAGCGCATAGTGGCCATCACAATGAGTCTAACTCCTCCACGAATAGTTTCCATCAGCGACCCTTCCGGTTGCTCACTTACCCGGGCGACCGCGACCCCGTTAACCATGGATCTCATCGAGGCGATGGGGACCATCGAATACCAGCAGGAGGCTCTATTCGCGCGAATGATGGAGTCACAGGCGGTCGGGGTTGTTCCCAATACGCTCAATGATCTGTTGACCTCGCGCATCCAGCCGGTCGGCAAGGATGAGTTTCACCGCACGACCATCGGCAAGCAGTCGATGATCGCGCCGTTCAAGTTCCGGCAGAGGGAGCGCAATTACACTTCGAGTTATTTCCGGGTGACGGCCGGTGAAGCCAACGCAGCGGCGGGAGTGACTCTGCCGGCCTCGGCTTGGGATATGGTCGTCGACGTCGGGGGCGCTCAGTTCGCCAGCCCGCTGCCGGATGTTTTCAGATACTTTCTCCCCGGCAATCACTTGACCCTCGAGCATAAGAGCGGCACAGCGGCCGTCACAGCCACAGTCAAAATCGTGGCCGTGGCCGACATCGATGGCGATACTGCCACCGTCACGGTTCAGGCTCCATTTACCACCGCAGGATGGGCGGCCTTGGGAGCAGGGGACAAAGCCAAGTTCCAGCCGGAATGGGGTGTTGCAACCCTGCTGACCAATAACGTCAGCGATTATGAGTCCTGGTGCCACAATCAGCCGTGGAACAACCCGAATGAACTGATCGTCGACTGGTTCCAGACCTCGCGGTTTGCCCGGGCAACGAACAAGGAATATGAGGAGATGCTCGGTCGTATCCTCAACGGGGAGCTCAACGGGTTCCAGAAGAACTTCAAATACATCGACGTTGTAAAGCGCAACCAGATGATGAGGCAGGAGTATCAGAAGCAGTGGATGAACTCGGTCTGGTTCAATGGCCGCATCTCTGAGATCCAGGTTGATAATCTGGCCACTTCAAACTTCACCTCGCTCGAACAGGTGGTTGATCCTGAAGATCCTTCCTGTGTCTACGAATACAAGGCCAATGCGGTGGGTATCCACACCCAGCTCGTGGAGAACAGCCGACGCCTCGATCTCGCCGGTGGGGATCTGGACCTCGACCTGATCCTCGATATGGCCTACGTGATGCAGCGCAACCGTAAGCTCGACGGCAAGCCGCATGATACCATCGACTTCATGACCGATCGGTTCACCAAGAACCGGATCGATCAGATCTTGATCTCCTTCCTCAAGAGCGAGTACGGCTACGACATCCATCAGTATGTCACTAAGGGGCAGGTTGTGATCGAGGGGACCAACATCATCGACTGGACTTACACCCTCTACGACATCCCGAAGCACGCCTTCCAGCTCGCAATCTTCACCCATCCGTTCTTCGACGACCGGCTCGACGCCTTCGGAGACGCCGGCTCAGCCGGAGCCGACATCACCCCGCGGGGACGGATGCTCGTCGCCATGGACTGGAATGACATCGTAATCGGTGCAGGTGACGCCAATACCGTCCATCGCGAGTACAAGGGTGAGGTTACGGCCAATGCGAACAGTACCTGGTCTTGCGTGATGAAGCTCAATACCAAGTTCTTTGACCTTGAGAGCACTCAATGGGACGTGGAATTTGGCGATTACGAGCGCCATCTCATCGTGGAAAACTTCTCGGCGAACTGCCCGAGCATCGTCAGTTCCCCCTGTGCGGTGACCTGAAGAATTGGTTGTTACTGGGTTAGTGAATCGGAAAGGGGGGCTTTCGAGCCCCTCTTTTTTTGGATAGGAGCTCGCTCAAGATTGTTGACGTAAGCGCCAAAGGGCGATAACGAGAAACTCATGGAAAATATAGTCGCCCAGGGGCTGATGCGCTATTTCTACACTGAGAACGCCAGCTATCCGATCCGGATCGCCGATGAGAAATTCCGCTGGGAGGTTGTCGGCAAGGTCGCCGGCACGGTCAAGGGGGTGATGGCCCTGGAAGGCGAGCGATTGGACCGCTTCCTCGAATTCGCAGTGCCACGCTACGCGATGGAGATTGAGCAGGAAGAGTACGAGGAGTGCCTAAAAAAAAAGAACTCGACCGTTCCTTACAGTCCATTACCCGTCTCGAGTCGCGGGTATCTAAAACTATCTCCGGAAACGTCCCCAAATGCTGCGGTCGAAAGTAGCCCGCCGATCCCGGCCGGCGTCAGCGCCCATCTTGATCCCGTCGCTTCGGTCGTCGCCAAGAAGCAGGGGGTGGTGAGAGAATCGCCTGCCCTCCCCAAGGAGGAGGAACAACTCCCTGCAGCCGATGATGCACTCGACCTTGGGGTTATTCAGGACGACGAAGTTACAGCCAAGAGGCCGGCCAAGCAGCCTCCCCCTCGCCGACGTAATCGACAAACCTGATGGCACTTACATGGGCAGCGTTCAAAAGCCTCACTCGCCAGCTTCTTTCTGGAACCGACGCGGGTGATGAAATTTACATAGAGGCCGCGTCCCAGTGGGTATTGGGCGCGGCAAGGCGCGAGCTAGGGGGAGACTTGGCCGGAGCCAAGGAGCATGAACGCCTTTACATGGGCGCCCGCCGAATGTTGGCAGGTTACAACCATTCGGCGGCTGACGGAGTTATTCAGACGGCGGTGAAAACCCGACTGGCCGAGGGGCCTCGCACCGATGCTGCGGTTGTGCGCTACGCGGTGGATTTCGTGAAAGCCTACCTGGCGCGGGAATTGGAGCACGATATCCCGTTATATGACAGCTTCACCCTCAGCGCCAATGTCCGCCGAATGCGCCTTCTGGGTTTCAATACCACGCTCGATGAGGCAACCCTGCTGGCCGACGTCAAGAAATGGATTCCCGTCGATGCCGTCAGGACCAATACCAATGTCCTGATCGCGGAGGCGGTCAAGTTGGCCCAGGAGGAAGTCGAGGCACTCGGCCCCTACGTGGACGGCCTGACCCTTCAGGCCATCAAGGACATCGAATCTCTCAAGGTAATGGTCGACGAGCTGATCCGTCTCGCGGTCATAGATCTGCAAACCTCGATGCCGCTCTACCGGACCGGACAGGAGACGATTTACGAGTATGGAGATGTGGCGCTGGACGGCTACGCGAACCGCTTATATCTTCCCGACGCCGCGACGATTCGCAAGGCATGGCTGATTTACTATGACGATGAGGCCGAGGAGTGCGGGCGCTGTGACTTGAACTTCATCCCGTTCGAAGACGCCCATTCACGGATGATTTTGTCGGATACCTGTGAGCCGTTGTTTGCCAAGGAACCGGCCGGAGGCTTGGTCTATGTGACTCCTCAGCTCGAAGACACCAAGACGAAGATCGGCCTGAAGTGGGACGGGATCAGGTTGAGTTACAGCGACGGGGATGCGACCACTTTGGATGAGCCGGAAGCCCGTACGGCTGCCGCGTTCGTCAACTGGCAGCTGTCCATGAAGCCGCCCCACAAAGAAAGCGCGTCGGCCACGGCCGGCTATGAGGCGGAATACCGCAAACACAAGCGTCGTCTCTACGCTGAACAAAGGGAAAGGTTGACCGCCGTAGCTTGATGATGAGCATCCTCTGCCCTCCAGAACCTTGTCCACCCCGAGCCCCTGATTCGACCACGCCGGTCGCTCCGGGCGTACCGTCCGCGTCAGTACCGGAAGCTCCGACGCTTCCGAGCCCCGAACCAGTTCTGGTCACAGCGGCTCCGGCGCCCACCCGTATCATCCTCGCGGCGCCGAACCCACGGATGATTGAAACCTCCATGGCACCTGCGTCTTTCTTCTGCCAGAAGATGATGTTTTTTGATGCGGTGATGGAAGACTTTTTTGTCGAGGACTATCTGTTCCGTTTTGTCTCGAATACCCCGGCGGACATGGATAACTGGACAGTGTTCTACGACGATTCCGTGGGCCTGTGGACGCTCTATGACGGGAGCTTCCAGTTCGACCTGAGCGCCGATGGGGTGATGGCGGACTTTTACACGGGCGACTACCTCTACCGCTTCGTGTCCAACACCCAGTCTGTCATCGATGACTGGGATCTGGTCGAGACGGTGAGGTTCAACCCCACCGGAACCACCCCTGCCGTGATGGAGAACTTCACGCCCGGCACCTACCTGTATCGCTTTGTTTCAAACACGCCTGCCGTGATCGGCAGCTGGACTCTGGAATTTAACATCGACCCGGTAACTTAATGAGCGCAACGGCAACTGCATTGAATGGACTGGTCCTCGCCGGAGAGGGCTTTGGCTACAACTACGGGATCCAGACGCTGCCGGCCGCGGCCCCCCCGGGCACGCGCAAGATGCGGATCGCCTTCCGTATGTGGGTCGAGGGTATCGCGAACGGGACCACCGCCTACTACACCTACGTCCCGGAGGAATATTACAGTGCCAATGCCTACGGTTTGTCCTGGCTCAACCAGGTGCCGTATCAGAAAAACGAGGATACTACATCCGCCGTATTGCATGGCGCCACGGAGGATGAAACCTTTGCCGCCTTTATCGGCGTCATCACCGGCAACAGTTATTATGCCAGTAACCAGTCCAGAAACATCCAGTATTTTGACCGCCAGCTGGCTACAAACCTGGCGGCCTATGGCGGGGGCGACTGGGGTGCGGGCTCCGAATATATCGGCATGTTTGCAGGCTATGCTGGCACCTATCTTCTAAACAGCTATTTCAAGAACGGGGCGTCGCTCACGGATGGCAACGACCGGAGTTCAGGGATGTTCGGCAGTGACTATTTTCTGGAGGATACCTACGCCTATCTGAAATACCTGCCGATGGGATCGACCTTCGGGAACACGGTTACGATTGGCTGGGAATTTTCGGCCAACGAGCTTGATAAGAAGATCGTCTTCCGCCATCACTGGGATCATTCCGGGTTGGCGGAAGGCAGCCTGATTGACGTCTTTGATACGGCTCCCCGGTTGGCTTTCACCATTTTCCTGGGCGATGAGGTCAGCCAGTGGCGGCCGGACCTGACGACGTTTAACTGGCCCAATTATTTCGTGGCCCGGCTGGGGCATCCCGAGGCCGAGCTTCACCTGAAGGCCTATTCGGTGGCCTATTATGACATCGACGGAGACCCGCTGCTCTGATGAGGCGCTTCGAACCCAGGACGATACGGCCGACAGACGGGGGGCGTTTGGCGCCGGACCTTTCCCACGAGGTATCCAATCTGCCCAATTACGTCTCGAAGATCAACTGGCGGCGGGATCTGGACAAGGAGAAGGTGCGCGAGGGCCATGTGAATTTCCGGCCGAACATGGATATTGACGAGGGGAGCCAACCCAATCCGGGCACGCTCTACGGCGAACAGGTCACAGCCACCTTTACCGCTCGCCGGCCAAATGGCCAGAGAGCCTTTATCGCCTGCACGCCGACACGGGTGCTGAGGTATTTCGCTCTGTCCAACGGGGCGATCTACGAACCGGGCATTTATGACGCCGGGATCTACGCCGATGAACAGGGTGAATGGCTTGAGGTTGGAAGCGGCTTCAGCCCTCTGGGCCACCGATGGGAGGGGCTGAATATCAACGGCTACCTTGTGCTCAATAATGGGGTGGATTTGCCGATGACCTACCGGGTTGAGGAGTATGAGGTAAAACCAATCTACGAGCTGCGCGAACAAGGGATCGCGGCGGTCGAGACGATCGCGGAAATCTCCGGCATCCTCTGCTTATTTGATATTTCCGAGCTGAAGGAACCCTATCTCGATCAAGTCCTCTCCGACGCCTACCCCTATGACGTCGTGACCAATCCGGCCTGGGTGACGCGGACCCAATTCAAAATGCTCTACTGTGGTATCGGTGAACCGCGGCGTTGGGGCGCGGTTCTTTCCGGATCGATGACCGAAGGCGGAAGGACGGTGACGCTCAAGTATGCGACCCGCACGCTCAAACCCCTCGATGTCGTCCTGATTCAGGGCGCCGGAGTTTCGGGCGGATTTCTGGAGGCGACGATTCGAACCGTCGATACCCCCAAGAAGTTCACCGTGTTTCAGGCAGCGGTTGCCGCCGTCACCGATGCCCCGGTCTTTTTTGCCGACGCCAGCGAGCTGGCTCCGCAACCCGGATCCTACCTCCTGCAGGACAAGGGCGACCGGATCATCCGGGGAATCGCCCTGCAGAAGGAATTGGTCGTCATCAAGGAAGGCGGCTTTTTGATCGGGACAGGAACCGGTTTGCCGGATAATCCATTCACCTGGCGCGTTGCCCAGCGGGGGACCGGTCCACAGGATTCGATCTACTGGCGCTGGACGCTGACCATTCCGAAGGGCAACGCCATTGAGTATGCGGGCCGCGACGGATTCTATTCATGGGATCTGACGACAGAGACAGCCCGGCCGATCGAGATGCTGATGCCGCTTGAATCACGGTTCTTCACCGGACTGACTGATCTCGACCAGGAGGACGTCTTCATGGCCCACAACCAGCTGACTCAGGAAATCTGGTTTGCCCGTCCGGAGCGGGTGATTGCTCAGGATATTCTGTTCGGGACGGCATCTGAGGTTGATCTCTGGCTGATGTGTGGAGGAACGGAACCAAGGCCGGAGGCAGGCGCAACCCCCGGCCCGGACCATAACTGGTTTGTTCTCGTCCCCAAGGATGACGGGATCAAGCAGTACGGCCTGTCCACGATTGTCTCACCGCAACTTGGCAATGTCACCGAGGTATTCACTCGATCGGGGGCTAATTATGTCGCCTTTCTTGAAACCGGATGGGGTTCGTTCGGCGATATGTTCGACCCGTCGCATCTGCGTTCCGTCTTAATCCATCTGGCCACCCAGAATCTGGCCACCGGTCTTCAGGTTATCCTGATGGGAAGCGACGACCCGACCAATGTCCTCACCCCATTCAAGGTCTATGTCGATGATGTGTATGAAACAGATGTGTATTCCGGCGGCCTCAACCTGATGGAAGCCACGATTAACCGGGCTGAAGACAGGATGATCCCTGTTCACTTCATCAACCACTATTTCAAACTCATCCTGCTTGCCACCGGAGCCGGACACAAGGTTGCGGGCCATACCTGGGAGGTCAGCCGTACCGCCGAAAGGGCTGTTGCAAAGTTATGAGCCTGGAAAACAAACCCCTCAAGGTGGCGCAAGTCACAAAACTCAATCTGCCGGATCTGCCCGAGTTCAATCCGGATGCGGCCATCTTGTATCAATCCCTCAAAACATGGTGGAATGAGGTAAGAGTAAGCCTTCAACGTAAGGAAAATTAGATGACACTCGCACTTACCAAACGCCTGGTCTACGGCTCCGCGCTCTCAGCAGAGCAGAATGACCAGAACATGACGGACATGGAGTCCGAGGTAAATGCCTTGATCGCGTTGGCAGCGGCACTGGCGACCACCTCGATGACCAGTTACCGGCAGGACACTACTCCCACCGGGACGATTCCCTTGGGGGCAATCTGGACAAAGCCCGGCGACAATAACTTCATCCAGAGGTGGAACGGGTCGAGCTGGGATGACATAACCCGCGTCCTTCAGGCCGCTGACTTTGGCACGGGGATCGCGCCGGTCTATGTGTTCGATGACTTCGCGTCGCTTCCGGCTCTGCCGGATGCAGCTTATCCGGCCGGAACCTTTGCCACTCTCAAGTCGCCGGGCGGGGCCATCTATCGCTCAACCGGCACGGCATGGACGCAGGATACCGACGCCGAAACTATCACCGGAACTCTGGTTGCCGGCCAGATCAGGGCCGGAGCCATCGTTGCCTCCCATATCGGAGCCAATCTGGTCATCGCCAATACCGCAAACATTGCCGATGCGATCATCTCGTCAGCCAAGATCATCTCGCTGAACGCGGACAAGATAAACGCGGGTAATATGGAGGCGGTCAACCTGGAGGCCAATGCGAGGCTTTACGACGCAACCTTCCCGACTCGTTACTTCACCGCGATCAGCGCGGCGACCAAGACCCCTCTGCTGCACGCATCTCCGGTAGCGACGTGGGACTTCAATGGTTCTGTCGCCGCCTATCCGATCACGGCGTTCGGCTTTGATGAGCATGAACCGCTGATCATGTATGGTCAGGGACACGCAACCGAGGCCCCAACCATCCATGTTCGCAACCCAGTAGGACCGACCGGGTGGGCACTCTTTTCAATTGAGGCCAGAATTATCGGCTACTCCGGCCCGATTACCGTTTATGCCCGGATAAGCGGTAGCGCCACAGTAACGCCCTTGGCTTCCTGGAACAATGGACCCGATGACGGTAACTCGCGTATTTCAAGCAAGTATGTCGTGATCTCAGGTTTGGTTGAAACCGATTACGTCGAATTCTATGTGGCTCCCTGCGGCGCAACTGGAATGATCAGTGATCCGGCGCTCATCACCCCAATCGAGATCATTGCTTCAGGGATTCATACCTGGGGTGGCGGCGCCGCTCCCCTTGATGCGATCGTCCCGGGCGTTGTCCTCAACTCAACCGACATTGTTCAGGCAAACATCAGCGTCCAAGGTGTGGGCGTACCGACGACGGTCAAATCTCTCGTAATCGACAATCCCAATGATGAGATCGACATAACGCTCGATCAGAACGGCGAGGACGCGGTTACGAAAATCTTCTATACCGTCTTACGCCAGAAGGCGGCGCGAACCCTCGACGTGTATTACGAACTCGAAGTGCAATCCCTTAACTGGACCTCTTCCTAATGTCTTTAATCGACCTACTTACACGGACCGAAAAAGGTTCATCGATCAATACAAGTGAGCATGATCTCAACCTGACTAAAATTCAGGATGCGGTCAATGCGCTCGACGTTCAGCTGTCCCTGTCACTGACCCCAGAGGGCGTGCTCAAGGCAGCGGCGCTTAATGCCGCGAGCCAGATCAAAAACGCAATCATCACCCTGGCTAAGATCGCCGACCTGACCGCCAAGGGAATTCTGATAACCGACGCCAATGGGCGCCCGACCGAACTGGTGGGGGATGAAGGCCAGCGTGTGCAATTCGGGGCAAATGGATTGGAAGCCTATACCCCGTCTGAGTCCGACGATCTGGGCCGCCTCCTCGGAACGTATTCAGGCGGCGTCTCAGTCGTCATTCCAAACCAAGAACGTGACGTCAGGATTTGGGTAAATGGGTCAG